TTAAACAAGTAGGAAAGAATATTATGAGCCAAGGGGATGAACTTGGTCTTGGAATGATTAGTAAAGAGATGATGATGTCTTTTGCTACAAATCCATTACAAATGATCCCTTCTATGCTTGTATCTCAAATGATGGGTAAACCATTAGAAAGGGCTATTACAAGTTTCAATAAAACTTTAGGGAGTGTTTTCAATCAAGTTAATGCTGACTTAAAGAAATCTGGTAAAGAATCAGATAGTCCATTTGCAAGCCTATTAGCTAATATTTTCGGTGTTGATATTGCTAGTAAGAGTAAAATAGACACTTCTGCTTATAATAAAGGTAGAGTTCCATTTGATGGTATTACTAGAAAAGCTATTATAGAAACCATTCCTGGTCATTTGGCTCGTATCGAAGCCTTATTAGGTGGAGAAGAAAGATCTTATGATTATCAGGCTGGTAAATTTGTTTCTCGTAAAGAAATCAATAAGATTCATGAGGATACAAATAAAACCTATAGAAATATAGGCACCTCGGACTACAAAAATAAGTTAAATAATAACGTAGATTCTATGGCTAAGTCTTTAGGATTAAGTAGATCTGAAATCAAACGTATAAAAGAAGATATAGTAGAACGTGCAGTTCAATATGCTTGGGAAAATGATGGATCCATGGATGGATTCAGTGAAAGTTTCTTTGGTAATGATGCTAAGTTCGCTAGAGCTTTAGTTAAACGTACAGATAAACGGGGATTAGCTTCTGATGTTGCTTATAGTAAACGTCGTGAAGCTGAAGAATATGATAAGCTTTCTAAAGATGGTAGCTCTATTTTATTACAGAAATTCAATGGCTCTAAAGAATCTTTAGTACGCAACAATAGTGCCAATATGCAAACTGCATTTGGTAAAAATGGCGTATTCCAAAATATGCTTACCGAATTATACTTAATCCGTACTGGAGGAATCCGTAATAAAGGTAAGCAAATTAGTAAAGGACAGCTTCCTGATTATATTGACTTTAATTCGGTTAGAGATGTAACTGTAGTTAAAGAAAAGAAACAGGTTGCACAGGCTGTTGCTGATTCTAAGAAAGAATCTGGAAGAACTTTAGATGACTTTGATGAAAGTGCACTAGATAATTTGGCAACTACTAGTAGTCCAAATGGTAAATTTGATAGTGTTACTGGGGCAAAAGGTCTTAAAGGTAAAGCTAAAGCATTTAAAGCTAATTGGAGTGATATTTGGAGAAATCCAAGATTATTCTTAGCTGAGAGTGTAGCCGCTGTGGATAGAAGTGTTTATAGTTTCTTCTTTGACCATGATAATGGTGAAAAAGACTCTGAAGGTAGACCTATAACTGGGTTCTATGATAAGATGGCTTTTGAACTCAAGAATACATTTACTCAATTTAGGGATTGGATGAAAACTAACGTCTATGAACCTATGAAAGCTTTGGGTAGAAATGCTTGGGGTAAAGTTAAAGATTTTGGAACTAATTATGCAGGGGAATGGCTTAAGAGTGGTAAACGTGCATTTATGAGTGCAGGTGGATCTACACTTAGTCATATTATAAAATCCTTTGCAGATGGATCATTAGCTGTACCGGAAACTGGATTGACAACTATTTCTAAAGGTGAGTTAATTATTCCAGCCGATCAAAATCCATTTAACCAAGATAGACTTAGTGCTAATAGATCTAAAGCTAGAGCAGATGAACGTAGCTTTAAAGCTAAATTATTCAACTCCATTATGTCTCATGCAGATGGTGGTAATAGTTTAGATGATATTGCAGCGGCTTATCAAAGTACTGTTAAAGCATCTCAAAGATCTAAAGTGGGTAATGCTGTATATAATACACTTCCACCTCAAGTTCAAAAATTCCTCGACTCTGATGATAAAACTGGAGTTGTAGCTGGATTATTGAACTATGCTATTTCTTCTCTTGGTGGTAAAGTTGATGGTATAAATTCTAAAGAGTTAGCAGAAACTGCTAAAGGTGCAACAAGTCAAGCATTCAATACTGGACTTGATAAACTTAAAGAGTATTCTAAAGGATTAAATCCTGATACTGCTAAATCTTTAAATAGTGATATTGAAAAATTAAGAAAAGATTCCGCTGGAGTTGCTGGACGTACTGCATTCAGTGGTACTGCAGGTTTGCTTACTGGTGGAATGCTATTCGGACCTACTGGTATATTGGCAGGTGCTGCTTTAGGTAGTGCCGCTAATCTTATTAGAGAATCTGATACTGCTAAGAATTTCTTATTCGGTAAAGAATTAGAAGATGGATCTAGAGCTGGTGGTTTAATTTCCCGTAAACAACAAGCTTTAGTTAAGAAATATTATCCTTCTCTTATGAAGGGTACTGTTGCATCTTTCCTTCCTAGTTTATTATTAGGCTTTGGCCCTGTTGGTGCTTTAGCAATGGGTGGAGCATTCTCCATTGCTCAAAACAACAGATGGGCTAATGAAAAGATATTTGGTAGAAAATACTACGATAAAGATGGTAAAGAAATCGGACGTCGTGGTGGACTATTTGGTCCTAAAGTTCAAGCTTATATCAAGAAATCTATACCTAAAATTGGTGGCTTCTCTGCGGCTACCGTTTTATTAGATCCTACTGGTATGGGTTTAGTTGGAAACCTTGCTCTTGGTGCTGGTTTAGGAATGCTTTCATCTAGTGAAACTTTCCAAAACTTAATCTTAGGTACGAAAGGTGAAGATGGTAAACGTAAAGGTGGCGTAGCTGGTGCTATTAAATCTGGAGTTATTCATCCATTAAAATCCTTCGGTAGAACTTTAAAAGATGACTTCTTTGGATTTATGAATGAAAATTTATTCTATCCATTGAAGATGTCTGCTAAAATATTTGGCCAAAGTTTAATTAATAGTGGTAGGTCTATGAAGTATACTATTTCTAATACATTAGAACGTATACTAGGCGGACCTTTCAGTATGATGCTAGGTAAACGCTTTGCGGACTATATCCTTAAACCATTTGGTAATAAAATCGCTGGATTTACTAACTTCGTTGGAGGTATAGGTAAATTTGTTGGCGGTGGATTTATCAGAGGAATTGGTGGAGGACTAAATAAGCTTAATAATCGTGCTAATAGATCTATGATCATGCAAGGTAGAGCAGGTCACTTAAGTGCAGCTCAACGTCTTGAAATTATGGGCGATGAAAATTATGCATTTAGAGATCGTGATGAAATGCTCAAGAATGCAAGCTTTAAAGATCTATCACAATTAGAAGAAAGCTTATCAGTATTCCAAAGTCAATTTAGTATTGGTGGTGGAGATACTAGAAAAGCAGTTAAAGGCTTAGAAGATACCATTAAAGATAAATTATCTGCAAGTGAAGTAAGACAAATTACTAAATTTGCAGTTGCTAATGATACTCGTGGCGCAATGAGTTATATTGAAGGATTAGACTATGATAGTTCTACTAAGACTAAATTAGTTCAAGCTTTCAATAAAGAACTCCCTCGTATTCAAAGTGCATTAGGTAAGAAGAAATATACTTCTAAAGAATTAGCTAAAGCTAAATCTCATCTTGCTAAATATAATATAGATCCTACAGATAGACATTCTTTAGGATTTGCATTATCTCAAGTTAAAGGTGAACGTGACAGAGCTGAAGTTGCAGAAATGCTAACTAAAGGTAATGCTGCTAAATTTAGTTCTCAAGAAGCTGCTGCTACTGCAGAAGGCTTGACTAAGACTAATGATATTCTTATTCAAATCCGCGATAATTTAATTAAAGCTAATGGTGGAGAAATCCCTAAGGATGAAAAAGCCAAAACTATAATTAGAGGATTCAAAGGTAAATCAAATAGCCAACGCTGGACTGATTCTAATGGTGTTACTCATTATAGAGCTACTGATGGAAGCGATAATGAGGAAGATAATGAATCTAGATCAGATCGTAAACGTGATGAATCTAATAAGGATAAGAAACAAGAAGGATTCTTTAGTAAAATCTTCAGTAAACTTGGAATTGGTAAAAAAGATGACAAGAAAGATGGAGATCATAGTTCTAAAGGATTACTTGGTAAAGTTGCTGATGGTCTATTTAGTAATTTAGGAACCATTGCATCTATGGGTGCTGGGTTAGCTATATTAGGACCTATGCTTCCTGCTATTAGTAAAGCAGTAGGAGATTTAATGCCTTCTATTGGAAAGATGATGACTGACACAGTTTTACCTGCTCTAGGAGATCTTCTCTGGGGTGGTTTAAAATCTGGTGCTAGCAGTATCATTGATTACATTATGGGTAATAAAACAGTAGTAGATGAAAATGGTAATAGAACTACAGTTGATGATCCTGAAGCTAGTGGTAATTTATTAACACGAGCTGGTACTGGATTGGCTGCTGGTTATATTGCTACAAAATTAATTCCTGGTGGTAGCCTAATCCGCGGTGGCGTTAAGTTAGCCAGTAAAGGTATAGGCAAAGGAGTTAAGACTGTTTGGAATGCTATAAATGGTTCAGAAAAAGTTGCAGCTGGTGCTAAAGCCGCTGGTTCTTATCTAAAAGGAGCTAGAGGTAAGAAAGTAGCAGATGCTGCTAAGAATGCCGAAAAGACTTTATCTAAAACTAAGATGTTAGAAAAAGCATCTTCTAGTAATAAAGGTATAATTGAGTCTATTTCTAAGAAAATGAAATCTGGATTCGATTCTTTGAAGAGTGTACATGAAGCTGGTTTAAAATCCTTATCGGGTGCAGCTCATGGTGCTAGTGAAAAGATGGGTAAAGGTTTCCAATTCCTTAAGAAATTAGTAGCTGGTGGTTTAGAATCTATAGCCGAACACGTTCCTATCCTTAAAGGTAAGAGTGCTGGTACTATGGCTAAAGTTGCTGAATCTATTCTAAATGGTATTAAACGATCCCCTAAAGCATTAGCTAAGATTGGTGCTAAAGTTGCTGCCGCTGCAGGTTTAACTGCTGCTACAGCTGGTTTGGGTGCTATTGCTATTGCTGTATGGACAGGTGTTGATTTAGCTGCTTCTGTTGCAAATGGTAGAACTAGATGGTATAATATTGCTGGTGTATTAGCTGATGAAGAAGTTGATGATGACGTTAAATGGTTAGCTGCATTATGTAACGGTATCGATAGTTTATTATTTGACGTTCTAGGTGGACAATTCTACTTTGATTTATTATGTGGATTATTTGATATTGATCTAAGTCAACAAAAAGCGAGAGCTATTTCTGAAATAGATAAATACAATCAATCTCAAGATAAACCATCTGGTGCTCCTAGTTCTGTATCTTCTGTAGAAGAATACAATGAAAAAGTTCTTGGTAAATCATTCGGTCAATCTGTAAAAGATTTCTTCTTTGGTAAATCTGGTAAAGGCAAAGATGCCGATCCAACAAAGAAAGATAATAAAAATGATTCTAAGAATGGTCCTACTTTATGGGATAGTGCTAAGAATAAAATTTCTAGTATGATGAATAGTGCTAAGAATTTTGTTAGCAATAACTATGAATGGGCTAAGAATACAGCATCTAATGCTATTAATAATGCAGAAGACTTTTTAGGCACAAGTGAAATTGGTGGACGTATTTATAAAGCCGTTAAAGGTAAGGATTATCAACCAAATAATCCTAACTATGGTAAAGGCAAATACTTCAAACAAACTGATCCTAAATATGCTGGTATTAAATTTAATCAATATGGAGATAGCATAACTCAAACTATTGGAGATTCTGGCTGTGGTCCAGTTGCCGGCGCTAATGCTCTCAGAGCCCTTGGTGCAGGGTCAATTAATCCAGTAGAAGCTTCTCAATTTGCATTAAATAATGGATTCAAGGGTAAAGACACAGGTGTTGCTCCATCATTCTTTAATAGTTATGCTGCATCTCATGGTGCTACTTCGTATCAAACTGATGCTGCTGGTACTATTAAGAGTCTGATGAATGGTAATCCTGTAGTATTACAAGGTGAATCTACAACTGGTTCTACTTCTAGTACACATCCATTTGGTGGTTATCCTCACTATGTAACTGCAACTGGATATGATCCAAGAAGTGGTAAAGTTACAATTCAAGATCCTGAATCAAATTCCAATAATACTAAATATAATTTAATGAGTGTATTGAAAAATACAATCTCTGCAAATGCATTTGGTAGAGGTAAAGGTCCAAGATTCGGACGTGGTAATAACGCTCAACAAATCTGGACTTGGTTGATTAATAAAGGATTTAGTACTCAAGCAGCTTCCGCTATCATGGGTTCAATGCAACAAGAATCTAGCTTCAATCCAGAAGCAAGTCAAGGTGGCGGTGGTATTCAAGCTTCTATCTCTGGTGGTGAAGGTGGTAATGGTTATGGCTTATGTCAATGGACTGGTAGTCGTAGCAAAGCATTATTAGACTTTGCTGGAGATAGAGCTAATACTGTAGAAGGACAATTAGAATTTATGGTTAGTGAAATGAGTGCTAGAGGTACATTAGATGCATTTAAAAATGCTTCTACTTTAGATCAAGCACTAGCTGTAATGAAAGATTATGAAGGATATGGTGATGTTGGTAGCCGTGAAGAATATGCTAGAGCTATATTCCAAAGTAATGGTAATAACTTAGCTTCTATCATGACAACTCAAGGTGGTAATAGCGGAGCTAAACCTTCAATCTTCGGTTCTTTATTTAAGCAATTTGATAATATTAGAAATAGCTATGGTGGAATGATCGATAATATGATTATAGGTAATCCATTCATGAAAAATGCTATGTCTATGCTCGGTTTAGATGGCGGTAGCAGTAGTGGATCATCTGGTGGCCCTACTGGCAATGGTGATCTATCTAAAGCATCTAAATGGGCGCAATCTATGGTTGGTCAAGAAGGGTTTGGTAATAACGGGTGTACAACATTCGTTAACAAATATCTTGAACAAGCTGGAGAAAATCAAATTAACTATTACGTTCCTACAGCTGAGACTGATGCTCATAATAATACACCTTATGCTTTCAAACCTGCAAATATGGGCGGTAAACAAGGTGATGTAGTATTACTTAATACTTTAACATCTGATCCTGAAGCTGACCATGTAGTAATTGCAGATGGTCAAGGTGGTTATTGGGGTAACTCTTCTAGTAAGAATCTTATTGTCCATGGTAATATTGCTAATGACTTTGGTGCAGATAACATCAATGGTTATATTGCCACAGGTGGAGATGGTAATGGTAACGTACCTTCCGGTGCAGCTAAACGTAGTCAAAAGGAAATACTTGGAGATTCTAGCTTAGATTATGGTATGGGTAAACATGCTATCTATGGTAGAGCTAAAGGTGTTCCTCAAGAAGTACAAGCTGTAATTGAAGGTAATACTAAAGCTATCGATTTCAATAAGAATGCTGCTAAAGCACAAATTAAATATGGTAGGGGTACTGAATCTGACAATAGTCTTGAAATTCAATATCTTGCTGCAATTTATGAAGAGCTTACCAAGATCACTGGTAATACTTCTGGCATTAACGGAATGGTTGCCTCTCAAGCTCAAACTGAGCAAAAAGTTAATTCTGTACAAACTGGTTTACAAGAATCAATTGCTGGTATAGGTAATTACCTAAACAAGAAAATTGAAGACGTATCCGATAACGTACATGGTCAACTTAATAAAGTAACCAAACATGTATCTGGTAGCACAATAAATAAATTACAATATTTAGCATCTAAATAAAATATATCCCCTAGGATCATAGAAATCCTAGGGGAATTTTATTTGTTTCATGTAAAAAAATACACAACTAACAACCATGTAATAAAATTATGTATGAGGGAAGTAGGCATGATAAGACCTAGCACCCGACCTTTGGCACAATTGGCGAAACTCCCGCCATAAGACTTGCTGGTAATGCGTTCAAACGGACACGTTTGTTCCCTAAAAGCCCCAGAGTCTCCTGTCAAGGATATGCCGAATAAGGCAAAAGCTCCGGCTTTTTCGTCCTTATTTTGCGTCCTTGATGGGGGGGAGGGGGGCAAATTATGAAATAATATTTATATAGCCTTCTATGAGACGAGCGGAGTGCGGACGGGAGACGAGGAAAATAGAAGGCTATATAAATAATATATTTGATATCATTATAGTTCGTGAGAAAGTACCGTCTTTTTACAAAAGACTATATTTGATTATCAATTAAAGTTATATATTATAATTCTGAAAGTATCAATTAAACAGTATAAGGAATTAAATTCCTTATACTATATATTTTTATTCAATTATTATAGTTAGAATATTCTATTAAAAGATATTCAGAAAAGAAGAATAGGAGAATGTATCAGAATGAAAAAGTATTTATCTTCATTACCTTTCAATCATATAGTTACATTTGAAGGTACAGATTGTAGTTTTAAAGAAACTAATGCTAATAAGCTAAAAGATTATATTGAAAACGAATTAGGATATAATGCTATTGTATTTAGTTTTCCTAATTATTATAGTAATAGCTCATATCCATTGACTACCTATTTTAAAGAAATACGAAAGTATAAAGAATTATCTCCTAAGATGATTAATATGCTTTATGTAGTAGATTTCTTTATTACTTGGTATAGACAGATTAAACAGTATTATGATAAGAAATATATTATTATATTTGATAGATGGTATTATTCAAATATCTATTATCAAGGAGTACGTGTATTAAAGTCCGTAGTGGAAGATCTGAATAAAGATAATATTGGAAAATATATTCATAATGAAAAGCTAGTAGAATTTATTAATAAATATGAAGATATTATTAAAAACGAATTTGGATTAGTAGATACGGATATTATGTTTAAAATGATTCATAGTAAACGATCAACTCGTGGTCTTATTGCGGAACGCAAATCGGAAAATGATATTAATGAAGGTGAAGTAGATTATTTAGAAATGGTAAATAATTTATTTAAGCATTTATTCATTGATAGTAATTTTGTAGTTAAAGAAATTGAGTTAGATAAATCGGAAGATGAATTTAAAAACAAAGAAGAAGTATTTAGGGAGATTGCTTTAGAGTTTAAATGTAATTTAAACTATCGTTTAGATAAATGGAAGAGTGAGCAAAGTGAAATTGTTGACTAAGCTTAAAACTTTATTTACTCGTAAAGAAGTTAAGCAAGAAAACTTAAATGTAAAATTGGGATTAGATGTGATTCCTCTTTTTTGTAATGAAATTGAAGATGATTCACATTATAATCTTATTAACGTATTATTTTATTTAGACTTTGATGAAACTAAAGTTAGTATTTTAGACTTGTTAGCGTATGGTAGTTATGACCATAGAGTTCATTTGTTTAAAATAACTTTAGAGAATTTAATTAAGATGCGATTAGAGCAAGAGAATTCTTATATCGTAAAAGAATTCTTTTTGCGGATTGCGGTCGGAAGTGATTCATTTAATATTGTTGATAATGAACTTGATGAAGAATCGATTAAACTATGTGTAGTTGATATCATTAGTAAGTATTCTTCTTATAATTCATTAAGAGCGTATAATGCTAATGAAAATTCCGAAATAGATATTCCATGTGTCGATAGATTCATTTATGAGCTAAGACAAACTTGTAAAAGTTATACGTATGATTATACGAAGTATGTCTTAGCTAAAATTAGAATGGTTAGAGTTCCATTGTTTTATTTGATTGATTTATTTAAATTGGCTGAAGATATTTGGTTCGAAGTTGATTATGATAAACCTCATGATTGTAGACGATATGGATCTAAAATGACATACTTCTTTGAAGGAAAACAATTTGGTTTGAATGAAGAAGAAGTTATATATTCCATTATAAATATGAGTAAAGGCAATATTTTGACGTATATGAGTACACTTCCACTTGGTGTATCCGTAAACGTCGAATTATCGACAAGCCTTGATCGTATTCTTACCTTCTTGGCCACATCTGGGAACGATGATTTGAAAACAATCATTAAAGATGAATTATTAGAAGGTGTTTTTGATGAAAAAGACTTAGAATCTTTAAGATATCATGCTAAAGCAACCGATGAAGAGATTGAGTATGATATTGATGAAGAGATTGATGAGGTAGTTAGTTATACTGTATTGGAGGACGATGAAAATGCTTAGAAGAGATTTATCTTCACTTGAAATGAAATTTATTAGAGAAATTGAAAGTGGAATGAGAGATAAGTCTTGTACACGTTTTAGACCGAAAGCTGAATTCTTTTCATTTGAATCTGATACTAATAAAATACCTCATACTAATTATCATATTGAAACGGATAAAAAGTTTACGATTATATTTGACCATGGTGTTTTGGAAATTGAATATAATCGTGAAGAACGAAGATGGATTGCTAACTCTTTAGGATATACTTTTAAAGATATTGTAGAGATGACTGCAATCCTAGGATTCATTGAATCTAAAATATTATTATTTAATATTAAACAAGAGGAGAAAGAAAATGGTTGATGATGAAAGAGATTTTTATTTTATAGCATTTTATTCAAAGAATAAAGATAAACTAAATGAATTCCATGATAATGCTAAAAAATATTTAGAAACTAATTTTGATATCATTAGTATTGGAGATATTGAAAACTTTGATGGATCTACTTATAAATTCAAAGTAATTTTAGCTAAAGATAGATTCACTCATTTATTTGATATCGAAGATATTCTTCAAGAAAAATATTATGGTGTATTCTTTGACTATCGTGTCGTTCATAATACAACTGGTATTGTTTATGAAAATAATGAATACAGCAAAATTCTTCCACCAAAACGATATATCTTAAGCAAAGCAATTAAGATGCCAATCGATGGTAAGATAGAATATAAAGTGAGCGATTACTATTATGCAAAAACTAAAGAAGAATTGTATGATATGATCTTCCACTTATATGGTATTATTATTAATAATCTAAAACAAATTCAAGAAGCATCATTTGAATTAGTTAGATATCATTTGGTTAAGAAAGATGGATATATTAATAATATTTATCCACTTGATGATGAAATTATTGATTTCTTAGAATTAGATATTAATAAAGATAGTCATCCATTTATGGAGAGAACGGAGAATGATTAAAATGTTAAAAGTTCATACACATTGGGACGGTACATCTAATTCATTCATGTTTTATAGTGACTATATTGATGAGTTAGAAAAGTTTCATAGTTTATTATGTGATGGTAGTATTTTAAAATATATTTATGAACGTAATCAATTATTGAGTGATCAATTTGATGATTGTATAATTAATTACGTTAGTGATTTCGAATATAATCCATTATATGGAACTTACTTCGAATTAGACTTCGATTCCGATGGTCAATTATTTGAAGAAATTGATATTGTATTGGAAGAAATCTTTGGTGGTAAGATTAATTACGTTGCATTAGTTCATGATGAAGAACGTGGTATATATGTAAATACAGATGAAACTGGCGATTTTTATACTACACGTTATAAACGAGTCAGAGCTCATGAATCTGGTGAATTTGATAGAGAAAGCGATGTTGCTTTCTATTCAACTTTCAGTAGTTTAAAACAAGATGTACTTTTAGAGCATCCTGATAATGTACCTGAATTGTTAGGTATTACTAAATTTGATGATCTCGAAGGTGCTTTAAAACGTATTGATTTTGATAAGGAATATAAAACTTATATTTATCAATATGCTAGTGAAATTTAATATTAAATAAAGGAGTTAAATAAAATGGCTAATTATTGCTACAATGATATTACAATTTGTGCTAAAGAAGAAAATCTAACTGATTTAGAATTCTTACACACTAATTTGTGTTATTTATTAGAGTCTGATCGTAATTGTCATAGCGTATTCAATACTTTATTAGAAAGCTATGAAAAAGATGAAGTTCCATTTGATGGTAGAGATAGTGTCGAGTGGTTTATGGATGAAATTGATTGCAATGGAAATGATACATACAATTTTACTATCAGTATTGAAAGTGCTTGGTCTCCAATTATATCTAAAATTGAAGATATAATTTATAAACTATATGATAGTAAATTATGGTGTGTCGGAACTGCCGAAGAACCAGGATTTGATATTTATATAAATACAGATGAAACTGGTGAATTCTATGAAACTAGATATCGTTTAGTACTTTATAAAGATAATAATTATCATGACTGGTATTTAGATAATATTCCGGATTTAATTAATCATGTAAATAAAATATATGATGAAAATAACTATGGAGAAATCATGGATACATCTTTAGATGCATATGAAGTTAGTGAATCAGTCACTAAATTTAATAACTCCGAATTAGCTACATCTAAAGAATTAGAAATTGCTATTTATACATTCGAAGATAGTGCATCTTACGAATAATAAAAAACATTATGATAAACTCTAAGCAAAGGAGGTATCATAATGCGAAATCCATATATGCTAAGTGATGTAAATAGCATGAATGATGGACCTCAGATTATTAAGTTAAATAATCTACCTGAATATGATTTACAAGATTGGAATCTTGCAGATCAAAAAGATTTTAATAAATTTATTGCTGAATTAGAAAAGACAGTTAGATCTTCCATTGAATATCAGCAATATATTCAGTATCTAAGAAATGCATTCAATATGAACAGTTGCGCATTTTACAGAAACGTAACAAACGTACCTAATCCTAAGATAAAAATCCATATACATCATGAACCTATAACTTTATATGATATTTGTCTTATAGTATTCAGAAAGAGACAAACTCTTAATGAACCTATAGATGAAGAATCTATTGTTAAAGAAGTTATGTGGAATCATTATAATGGATTTATAGGATTAATTCCATTATCTGAAACAGCTCATGAGTTAGTACATAATAATTATTTATTCGTACCATGCACTCATGTATTTGGGGAATGGAAAGAATTTGTAAATATGTATAAACCATATTTTACATTAGATCAAATTGATTTATTGAAAGATATCGAATCTGCATCTGAAATGTATACAGAAGATAGAGCTAGATATCTATTTGATAAACGATTTACTTATGTGGACGACAGTGGAGCATATGATCTTCCTGAAAAAGAAAAGATCATTCAGATGCTAAATGATCGTAAACAAGAATTATACAATTCATTGTAATTTTATAATAATAACCTACAACATATAGATAAAAAATAGACCACATAGATTTATATAGAGCAATAGTGGATTAGCGTCTCTATTCCAAATTATAAATCTGGTTCTATATGTTGGAATTAATCTAATGAGGTGAACAAATGAAATTTGACGTTCTAAAAGAACTATCTGAAAACTACGCATTAGAAAACACTAATTCCAGTGCCATTACAGAAGCAAAACATGATCTAAATAATATTCTAGAACAAGTACAAGATGTTTCGGTGGTTCAATTCCCAGTCGAAGCTGTACCAGTGTTTGAATCCACTAAGGACGATGGGTCTAAAGTTCTAGTAGTAGATGCTTATGATCTTGGTAGATTTATGGAAGCTACCTTGGAAACGGATGCTTTAGTTGCTATCGAAAAGATTAAAGACGCCAACGGCGCAATTATTCCAGACGATGCGAAGTTTGCAATTCTTATTGATAAGAAACGCTTAACTGGATTAAAAGAAGCAGCTGAAACTAATCCTGAATCTGGGCTTGTAAATGTTGGTCATGCGACTAACTTATTGCAGGATGTTATCAATAAAGGCATTGAATTAGTCACTGCTAAAAAAGAAGAAAAATAAAATTATATATCCCCTTGGAGTTGATCTCCAAGGGGGCTTTTATTTTTTAATAATATTTTTCACAATATATTATAAAAACGTATAAAGGAGGTGAAAATTATGATAAAAATGGAAAATGCAATTAATATCTTTACAGATGCATCTGTATTAGGTAAAATAGACAAACATAATAAGAATAAAGTATGTGGTGGTGCTATAGCTGTAGACTTTAATAATGGTAGAATGAAAGAATACCATTGTGTTATTAATAGATCTACAAACAACTATGGTGAACTAACTGCATTAGGACTTGGCATTCAATTGGCAAGTATTTACAAAGATACATATGAGAGAATTAATATATTCTCTGATAGTAAATTATCCGTTATGAGTCTACGAGAGTGGATTTATGGCTGGATTAGAAATATGAATCAAAATTATAGATTACTATCTTCTACTGGAGCTGAAGTAGCAAATCAAGATCTTATTATCAGAATAACTGATAGTATAATTGATAACTTCATTCCAGGAAGACATAGATTAAACATCTATCATTGTAATGGTCATATTTATAATCCAAAAGATTATTATAAAGCAGTGAGAAGTTTATCTTTGAATTTTAAATATAGATTATCTGAAGAAGAATTTAAGATACTTCAATACTATATGAAGATTATTCAAAGATGGAATAATTATATTGATGAATCAACTAGAAGTTCATTGCATACCATGCAATACGGAGTAGAGTATTTTACTGATATAGGCACTCTAAAACAATGTATGGAATATCCAATGACTTATGATTTATTAGATCAATATAGTAGAATTGTATCTAACTCTTATCAACTCTAATTAGGAGGTATATTAAAATGACAGTAGCTACACTTTTTAAGAAAAATGGCGAAAATACTACAGGCAAATTCGATGAAGGTAAATTAATTATTGATGGATTTTTCATGCTAACTGATGAAAATAATTTGATTCATCTTTACCCAAAAGAAACCATTGAGTACTTTGCTTTAACTAGCAATATCGAAGACTATACTACTTATTTAGACCAAAAAGGAATTAAAGTTCCTATTGGTATCAATAAATTTAAAGTATTAATTGGTGAATCTCAATTAGTTATTGATAATGCATTCTTCTGTGAATCCATTGGTGATTATGTTAGAATTACTACATTTGGAGCACCAGGATATATTAATGAAGTATTCATTCAAAAAGAAGATGTTGATGATATCCAAGTTCATTATACTGAAACAAATCAAGAAAAAGCTTCTTTATTATTTGATAAAAAACTATTAGAAAAGATTGATATGGGTGACTATTATGGTGAAGTAATGGTACTCTTATCCATTCTTTCTAGCTATGATATTCATGAAGATGATTTCTTAGCAATCTATGAATCTAACTATTATACTTTTAATATTAGTACTGATTTTGCAAATGCAATCAATCTTTATATCAAATCTAAATCTGAAAATCAAACAGATTCTACTGATTTAGCTGAAGAATATGGCGATACTATTTCTGATGATTCTATTAGTGAATGGAAATCTGTTAAACCAGAAACTGTAGATCTATCTTCATATGATGCACTGCGCAGTTTAGAACCAGAACCATTAAAAGATGAAGTTGATGATTCTGTAGAAAATTGGGAATATGAAGGATCTACTGTTGAATATATGGATGAAGAAGATGAATCTAAATATCTTAATGAAGAAGAACCAGTAGCATTAGAAGAAGTTGAACCTGAAGAAGAATTAGATGAAAACACTAAAAGTCAGGTTGAACGAATTCAAAAGGATTTAGATGATCAAAATATTGATTTTGATATGGAAAACTTTATTAAAACTGGAAAGATTTCAGAAGAATATGAACAAATATTAGCTGATATGACTGATAGTATTAAGGCTGCAAAAGGTATGACTGCAGAAGAAATAGAACTTCAATTAGCACAAGATGATAATCTAAATGAAGTATATGAAACTTTCTGCGAAGCATATGATATTGAAAAATATTCCGAAGGTAGTTATGAAGATTTTAGTAATTTCGTAAATTCATAATAGTTAAATCCCCACTAGGATCATAGAAATCCTAGTGGGATTACCTCTCTTTAATAATAGAGCTGAATATATATTATATACATGAAGGTTCGTGACCTATTTTAAAGGAGGTGAAGAAATGCGAATCATAGATTTTGTGGACTATAGTGGAAGTCCACATAATGTAGAAATAGAACCATCGAGTGAAGAAGAGTATAGAACTTTTGGTGGTTCAGAAGTATTATTACATGAAGACACAAAGGAGAATAAAACTATGTTAAAGATAAACCCAGGTATTGTATACAACCAAGAAACAGGAAAGGCTTTCATTGTTGATAGCCGTGGTATCTTATTACAAATCAGTGAAGCAACTGAAAAGGTAATTAGTAAATATGATTATGCTAAATTGGCAGAATTCATTGGTAGCAAAGTTAATGAATTCATTAATCGTGCATTCCAAACTTTGAGTGATATTGAAGAGCAAGAAGATCATAACCATCATCACCATGATCATACTTGCAATTGTGGATCTGAAGACAGATTCCAAAATCAAAATCCTAGATTGAATTTATTTAATAACTTAACAAATGGCGGTCAAGGTTATGAGGAACCTAAATATCAAAATAATGGTTATCCTCAGCAGCCAGTAGCCCCAGTTAAAGGTAAGTTATTTGAACGATTTACAAATGGTGATGCTCCTAAAGTACAACAAGAAGTATTTCAGGTAGATGACCATAGCGATTTTACATCAAGTCTAAAATACAATATTGATCCAAATACTGGAGCAGTTAGAGTATTCCATACTAAAACAGGAACTATTGATTTAGCAGATCAAGAAGAAATTGATGTACTTTATACAAAGTGCTTACAATTCCGTCAAGAATATGATGCGATGCTTAGAAGTAAAGTAGGGCAACCTATATACACTGGCAATCCATTACAATATATGATGAACGGAGGAAAATTCTAAAATGATTAAGACCTATTCTGATGGTAGTCAAGGGTTTGACTTATCAGATCTTAGTCGTCCTGAGAATACTGAATTCATAAAGAATACTATTAAGAATTCTAATGCAAGATTCAGAAATTCTTTTATATCTCAAACATTAGATCTTAGAAATGCTTATATTAATAAACTTAATAGCATTGCATGTGGTACTCCAGTTAGACCAGTTCCATGGAATGAGTCAACAGATGAAAACGAAATTCGTGAAATCTTAAAAGCTCATCCGGAATATGAATTAGATTATAATCTGGAACTATATGAAGAAAAAATGTTAGCGATGGGATTAGATCCAACTGAAGGAATGTTTAAGCAATTTCCACCTGGGATGCCAGTATTGTCATCTGGTCGAGGCAAACATATTGCTTATATGGAACAAGTTAAGGATGAAGAAGGATTGAATACACCTGAATTGGCGAATTTCTTGATTGGTGTATCCGATCAGAATGACCCAGAAATTACAAAGAAGATTGAAGAAGATAATACTGATTATGCTCAATATGGTTATAATAATTATATGGCAAATCAATATATGATGACTTCTACAATTGGACAACCCCCAATATATCCAGGTACTTATGGGCCAAAACTTAATAGAGAAAATCTAGCGGTGATGGTTGAAGTCCCTGTAAGACAATATGGATATATTGAACCACCTAGAGATATTTCTAGAGAAATGCAAGACGAAAGCATTCCTTACGAAACTAGGATGCAAATCTATAATGACACTGTTAGATATACTAATGAATATAACGAATATATGAAAGGTGCTTGGTATGAAGTAAACAAGCAAAATATTTATAATCAAATTCGTGAGTTAGTAGATCAACGTAGTGTATTAGTAAATTCCCCAGTCTGGTATATGCAACCACAAGTTAGAGCTAGCTGGGAAAAGGATATTCAAAAGTTAGATGCAAAGATTGCAGAATTACAACAGAATATTCCTAATTATCAGCAAGATAGATTCTGGCAACAAGAACAACAAATGTTAGAATATAACTATCAAGCTAAAAAATATAACGATAATAAAACCAAATATGATCAATATCGTTATGAGCAATCTATCAATAATAGACCTGGAACTCCACAGTTTGTCACTGCAGATGATCTATACAAACAAGGTTGTTGGTTTAATCCAAATACAAAAGAATGGTTTGACCAATATGGTAGAAATCTGAATAGACAAAAGGCTGCTATTGAAGATGAAAAGAACAGAGCGAAATATATTTATGAGAATGAAGTAGAAATCAATAACCGAAGAAATCAGTTATTGGAAAATGCTTTAATGTATAATAATATGATTCGTGATGTAATGAGAAGTCAAGGGTATGGAGAAGAAGAAATTCAAAGAGTTATTGATTCTGATCCATTTAGATTAGATTACAATCTAAACTATAATCCTGCTTATCAATCTGCTAGTACTTGGAATTCTTATATGGGTAGAATGTATCCATCTTATGAAAAGATCGATCCAGAGACTGGCAAGAATGTAGATGAATTAACTGCAGAGGAATTAGAAAACTATACTCAAAGAATGCAACTTAGAGCTAGAAATAATCAAGCAGCTAGTGCTATTCTTCTAACTCCTGAACAGTTAATGGCTATGAAACTTGGTGGTGGGGCAATGGCTAATGGCAGCATGAGAATGTGGACTATGAGAGCTCCATTGACAACTAAGCTTCAAGAGTTGAATGATAATTATGATGGAAAACCTAAAGGCATTCATCATATCTTCGACACAATGAGTCAAGTGATGCCTGCATATGAATATGCAATTAAGCATCATAGACCAAGAGATTTATCTGGATTCTATAATCATAAAGACTTTGATGATTGTATAGAAAACTTCGTTCATAAAACTCGTATTGGCAGAACTTCTGATCTATTAAATGAAATAGATAATAATCAGGAGTTTGCTAAAGCTATGAATGATGGAATCCTAGGACTATCTCTACCAGAAGAAATTGGATTTAACTATAATAAGCGTCGAGTAGAATATGATAATTCTATCTTAGAGCAACTTCAGAAAGTAAATAAACCTCTTCCTGAGGGAGCTAAGATTAAAGATTATCATACTGAAACTTATAATGGTAAATCTATTAAGGAAATTCAAAAGGAGCAATATGGTAAAGCATTAGAGCGAGCAGCGAAGCTTAAATCATATTTCTCTCCAGATCTAGGAGGAACTTGGGATGCAGCTACAGTCAACAATAATTGATGATCTAGCTGGAAACTTAGATAACTCTAAAATCGATAAAAGACTTTTTGAAGTAGAATCTATTTATGATGGAGTAAATGCTATCACTAAATTAGATTATGACTTTGAGAATCTTCAAGGGCCTATTGTATATGATATCTTTACGGATGATGAACTTAAAGTAATCGATAAGATTATTCTTCATCCTAGAGATAGGTCCTTTAAAAAGAAATTCCAAAAGCTAGATGCTATTATTAAACCTAAAGGGTTTAAGAGATCTGGGTGTGGTACTAATCGTGTAGTATATGAACCTCTTGATGATAATGTAGGATTTTGTGTAAAGATTGCATTAGATAGAGCAGGTAAGAAAAACAATCCAGATGAAATAGTAAATCAAAAGTATTTAAAACCATTTGTTGCTAAGTGTTTTGATATTAGCCCAGATGGTAATGTTGGTATATTTGAGCGTGTAGTGCCAATAGAAAATCTATATCAGTTTTGGTCAGTAAGAGATGATATTTATAATATAATGGAATCCATTATTGGTCGATTTATTATAGATGACTTTGGTACGAAAGCATTTAAGAACTGGGGCCTTCGTAAGGGATTTGGCCCAGTTTTACTAGATTATGCGGATATGTATATTTTAGATCCTAAAATATTATTCTGTAATCATCCTACATATTTTGGTTCAAATGATATATGTAGAGGCGAGTTAGATTATGATGGTGGATTTAATAATATAATTTGTTTAAAATGTGGCGGTATTCATATGGCATCTGAATTCAAAGATGGTCGTAAGAAGATCGCGTTATTTACAAGAAAGAGAGTAATAGGCATGAGACCTAAAATTAGAATCTTTAAAAACAATGAATGTATTCTTGATACAGAAA